CAAGCTATAACATCTTCAAGAGATAATGGAACTACTTACTTTGAGCAAACGTTAAACGTTACGCTTAAAAAGCAAGATGTTCAAACACACAAGACTATTAAACTTTTAGCTTACGGACGTCCTCACATCGTAGTAAGAAACAGAAACAACCAATTCTTTTTGGCAGGATTCAAAAGAGGAATGGATGTAACTGCGGGTACTGTAGCTAATGGAACTGCACTTGGGGATTTGAGCGGATACACTTTGACATTCACAGGAATGGAAAATGTACCTGCTAACTTCCTTGATTGTTCAGACGAGGCTGCACTTGCTGCGTTGTTTGATGGTGCTACGATTGTAACGGCATAGTTTTTCTTTCATAGTTCATAGATTAGGGTAGCTTCGGTTACCCTTTTCTTTTTTAAAACAAAATCGAACCGACTTAGTTAATATAGTATGATAGTATTAAATGTGTCAGAACTTAGCCAAATTATTAGCTTTATTCCACGAGATGGAAACTACGATACTTTGGAGTTAACTGATGAGCAAACAAATGATACACAGGTTGTAAATATAATCGATTCTACGGTAGGTGAATATTACCATACTATAGAAGCTATATTTGATTTAGTAGAAAACCATTTTTATATGTTGGTTCTAAAAGACGGAACAGATGTATTATTTAAGGATAAGGTATTTTGTACAAACCAGCCTTTGGTATCATTCAGTGTAAATAATGGTCAGTATGTAAGTTCGACCACAACAAACGATTTTATAATCTATGAATAATATACACGTTTTAAACTTAGCAAAATACGAGCCGCCAGTCATTGAGGAATCAAAGAAAAATGAGTGGGTTACGTATGGAGAAAACAATAGTTACTATCAGTTCTTAATTGACAGGTATAAAAACTCCACTACAAATAACGCTATTATAAACAATATTAGCCGTTTAATTTATGGTAAGGGTTTAAGTGCTATAGATGCTTCGAGAAAGCCTAACGAATATGCTCAAATGATGGCTATGATTGCGCCCGATGAGATGCGTAAGGTAGTGTTAGATTTTGAGATGTTAGGACAAGCATCGTTTCAGGTACATTATTCAAAGGATAGAAGCAAGATTCTAAAAGTTTATCACATTCCTGTTCAGCAATTAGCACCTGAAAAGTGCAATAAAGATGGACAAATAGAAGCGTATTACTATTCAGACAATTGGGAAGATACACGCAACTATGCGCCTAAAAGAATTCCTGCTTTTGGATTCGGTAAAGAGCAAGTAGAAATTATGTTTATCCAACCTTACTCGGTAGGAATGAAATACTTTTCTTATGTTGACTATCAAGGTGGGTTGAATTACGCAGTATTAGAAGAAGATATAGCCAACTATTTAATTTCTGAGGTTCAGTCATCTTTTAGTTCACGTAGTGTAGTAAACTTCAATAACGGACAACCAACTCCAGAAGAGCAGGATATTATCTCTTCTAAAGTTATGTCTAAGTTGACAGGTACGAATGGTCAAAGAGTTATCGTAGCTTTTAATAACAACGCTGAAAGTAAAACAACGATAGATTCTATTCCGGTAGACAATGCTCCGGACTTATACAATCAGTTAAGTGAGGAATGTATGCGTAAGATAATGCTATCGCACAACGTTACATCTCCTTTACTTTTTGGTATTGCTTCAACAAATGGTTTTAGTTCAAATGCAGATGAGTTACAAAATAGTTTTGTGTTATTTGACAACTTAGTTATACGACCAAAACAAGAAGTATTACTTAGCGCTATTGATAGAATCTTAGCTTTTAATGGTATTTCTTTAAAACTATATTTTAGAACTCTTAAACCACTTGAATTTACGGATTTAGAGAACGCACAAACTGAGGAGCAAGTAGCAGAAGAAACAGGAACGCAACTAAGCGCAGAACCTACCGACAAAGAATTAGATGTACTTTTAAACGACTTAGAAGGCGAAGTATTAGGAGACGAATGGGAGCGTATTACAGAGCGTGAAGTAAAAGAAGACAATATAAGTACAGAGGAATGGGTAAATAATGCCTTAAATCCAAAGAAAAGCGTATTAGCACGTCTTGCATCTGTGATTAAATCAGAGCCAAGTAGAGAATCTAACTTAGATAAGTCTGTTTACAAGGTGCGTTATGAATATGCTGCACGATATAACAAGGCTAACTCCAGAGAATTCTGTGTTAAAATGATGACACGAACTAATAACGGAGTAGTATATCGCTTAGAAGATATTGACAAGGCAAGTAGAGCAGGAGTAAACGAAGAGTTAGGACATAAAGGACAACCATACGACTTATTTAAATTCAAAGGTGGAGTTAATTGTTCGCACTATTGGAACGAGGTTTTATATAAACTTAAAAAGAAAGACGGAAAATACGTTGACGATAAAGCGTTAAGTTCGTCTGAGGAAGTAAATACTATTCCTAAATCTTACCAACCAAGACCTACAGGAAACGCACAAAGCAAAGTAGCACCTATTGATATGCCTAACAACGGACATCACCCTAATTATAACAAGTAATGGCAGAAGCACTTTTAATATCAAGAACAGACGTTGTAAAGTTCACTGCGATGAACGGCAACGTAGACACGGATAAATTCATTCAGTTTATCAAAATCGCTCAAGACGTACATATACAGACTATGTTAGGTACTCAGCTATTAAGAAGAATACAAGAAGACATAATAGAAGATACGTTAGCAAATCCTTATTTAGATTTACTTATTGACTATATAAAACCTATGCTTATTCATTGGGCAATGGTAGAATATTTACCTTTTGCAGCTTATACAATTGCTAACAAAGGAGTATACAAACACGATTCCGAAAACGCTACTACGGTAGAAAAAAACGAAGTAGACTTTTTAGTAGAAAAGCAAAGACAAATAGCACAACACTACACGCAAAGATTTGTAGATTATATGTGTTTTAATATGGCATCTTTCCCAGAGTATAATTCTAATTCAAATGGTGATATGTACCCAAGAGGAGAGAATAACTTAAATGGGTGGTATCTATGAAGAAGTACAAGGTAAAAGAAAACAATATACAAAAGTTAAAGTTATACTTAAAGAAAGTAGAGAAAGATGGCAAACACGATAGGATGGGGGCAGGGCGTTCTTAACACAATTGGTTGGGGTGCAGATGGAAGTAAAGGTGGTTTAGAGACTACTAACCTAATATCTGAAGATTCTGATTTCTTTGTGACAGAAGCAGAGGACTTTCTTATAGATGAAACATTATTTAATAGCGGTGGGTTTGGCGCAGTCTATGACGTTTCTTACTCAGGCGAAACATTATTAGAACGATAAAAAATACAAAATGGCAGAGAAAAAAATAAGTGAACTAACGGCAAAAGGAGCAGCGGTTGCAGCTACGGATTTAATGGTTATATCTGAGGTTAGCGGTGCTTCGTATGTTACTAAAAGCGTTACAGGTGCTAATATTAAATCACTTGCTCAAAGTGGATTGCCTACAGAGATTCAACTTGCTGCATCTGACGAGACAACTGCACTTACTACCGGTACTGCAAAGGTTACTTTTAGAATGCCTTATGCAATGACATTGACTGCGGTTCGTGCATCTCTTTCAACTGCTCAGGCAAGTGGTACAATATTTACTGTTGACATCAATGAAGGTGGCACAACTATCCTATCCACTAAGCTAACAATAGACAACACTGAGAAGACATCTACAACGGCTGCCACTCCAGCGGTAATATCTGATAGTGCACTCAGTGATGATAGCGAGATAACAATTGACATTGACCAAATAGGTAATGGTTCAGCAAAAGGTTTGAAAGTTACATTGATAGGTACAAGAGTATGATAATCAATCCATATTTAGTGCAGCCAAGTGGGCCTTCCTACGGCACACTAACTACTGCTTGGATAGCTGCCACTGGAGAAACTGATTTAACTATCTTAGGTGCATTGAATACGCTTGAGACAGACCTGACTACCTATGGACTGACTGCTAAGATGGATGCTTTATATCCAATGGTGGGAGGAACGGCGGGGAAGCATTCATATAACTTTATGAATACTGCGGCATATCAGTTGACGTTTAATGGTGGGTGGACTCACTCAAGTACTGGAGCTTTGCCGAATGGTACAAATGCCTATGCCGATACTGGATTTAATGTAAACACATATAAAGATAACAATCACTTATCTTATTATATTCGTACAAATTTAGATGAGGTAAGAGTAGACGCTGGATTGATTGGCAGCATTGGTCAATATTTTGACATAGAAAGTAGAATTTCTAATGTAGGGTATTTCGGTAATCATATAGCAGGTGTCAATGTTAATTTTGCAGTAACTGATTCAAGAGGATTGTGGTTAAATACAAGGACAACATCCACTCTTCAAAAGGTATATAAAAACGGAACATCTCAAGGTTCAAACACAGCTTCAGGAACTACTGCAATAAATGGAAATATTTATTTAGGTGCAAGGAATTTAGTTGGAACTGGAGCAAATTTATATTCTACAAAACAAACTGCATTTGCATCCATAGGAGATGGATTAGATGACACCGAAGCAGCTAACTTCTACACTGCGGTACAAGCATTTCAAACTACATTATCTCGTCAAGTATGAAACTAACAGATATAACACAAGCAGAATATCCTAACTATGTAGGACTTTTGACAGAGGTACAGAAAGATGAATTAGTAGGTCAGCAATACACTGAGGATAGCTACTTCAATCCTATCCAAGATGCGGATGATAATTGGATTATCTCAACTGAGGAGATGAACTTCTGTACAAACGTAAAATTTATGTGGGTGAAAGATTTGGATTTGATTCCTTATAATCCTAAACCTACACCACCATTTCCACCTGTAAATTAATAACCAATGGAATTACTACCATTAATTGAATCAATAAAGAAACACGGAGTAACGGGAGTTTTAGTGTTAGTTATTTTCTTAATGTTTAATTTCTTTAGTGGAAGGTTGGAGATGGTAGAGGCTAAACTTGAAAAGGTTGAATCTAAACTATATGACTGCTTAGAAGATAGAATCCAAACAAGCAAAAGACAAATAGATAAACACGTACAATTTACCGAATTAATGGTAGGTATTTTACCTGACAAAAAGAAATATGGAACTAAAAGAAAGATGGTTATCTAAAACACCTAAGTTTTGGAAGAAAGTGCAAAGAGTAGGAATAGTAGCGGGTGCAGTTGGTGCTGCAATTATAGCTATGCCTATAGCATTACCTGCTGCAATCATTACGGCAAGTGGATATCTATTAGCAATCGGTGGAGTTACGGCTACATTATCTCAGTTAACTAAGGAAGATGCAGTTAAGTAAGCATTTGAGCAGAGCAGAGTTTGAACGTTCGGATGCTGCTACAAACTACGGAATAAACAACTCTATGAATTCGGGACAACTTGCTAAAGCTATGGCGTTAGCTATTAATTGTTTTGAGCCTATTAGAGAGCATTTAGGAAAGCCTATCAGAGTGAATAGTGGTTATCGTTCTCCTGCGGTAAATAAACGCATTGGTGGTGCTTTAACATCTCAGCATAGTTTAGGCGAAGCAATAGACTTAGATTTGCACGATAGAGATTTATTCGAGTGGATTATTGATAATGTTACTTTTGACCAATTGATATTTGAAGGCGGTACAGAAGATAGTGCAGCGTGGTTTCATATTTCCTACCGAGAAGGGCGCAATCGTAAGCAAGTATTAAGAATGCTTAAAAGCGCAGGTAAAACAGTATACCTACCTTACAAACGAAAATAGACCGAGTAACCCTCGGTTTTTTTATTTACACTTATTTTATTTATGAGAAAGCGTCTATTTTTTGACATAGAGACCTCTTTTAATGTTGGTATATTTTGGCGAAGCGGTTACAATCTAACAATACAACCAGATGACATTATAAAAGAACGTTCTATAATTTGTGTTAGTTGGAAGTGGGAAGGCAAAGACGAAGTACATAATTTAACTTGGGATAAAAACCAATGCGATAAAAAACTCTTAAAAGACTTTATTAAGGTATTAAATAAAGCGGATGAGATAGTAGCACACAATGGAGATAGGTTCGATATAAAATGGCTACGTACAAGGTGCTTAAAACACAGAATTGATATGTTTCCACAATATCAAACAATAGACACCCTTAAACACGCTAAAAGCCAATTTAACTTCAATTCAAATAAGTTAGATTATATCGCTAAGTTTTTAGGTGTTGGCGCAAAGCTAAAGCACGAAGGTATGGATATGTGGAAAGCTATAATTTTTAATAAGGATGCTGAGGCTTTAAAACGAATGGTAGAATATTGCGATATGGATGTTATTGTACTTGAAAAGGTTTACCACAAATTAGAACCATATACAAAGCAGAAAGTAAACTATGCAGTATTAAGAGGTGGAGAAAAGTTTGAGTGTCCTAATTGCGGAAAGTTACCACACTATAAAAGTATGTACACAACTGCTGCCGGAACTATTCAACACAGGATGCAATGCTCAGACAGGCACGTTTGCAATAAAAAGTTCACTATTAATAACAAAACTTATATCGGTTATTTGCAATTTAAACTGCGTAGTAATATAAAATAGTTACCTTAGTAGTAATTTTTTCGTAAAAGTTATCTGTTTGATAGGTAAGGAAGGGAGTTCAGAGATGTTCTCCCTTTGTTTTTTCTACCTAAATAAAAATAAATTGTTCAAAAGTATTGTGGTTATAAACAGAACTATTATATTTGTAGAAACAAAACAGATAATTATGAAAAGAAAAATCAGAGAAGCCTTAGAACTTCACGCAAAAGCAAACGAATTGCTTTACCTATGCGAAGGAATGCAGAACCGAATTGATAATATGCTACGGTATAATGCAGAGATAGCAGCACCTAATAATTTTCACGAGCATTCAGAGAATGTAATCGATACTTGCCAACGTGGATTAGATAGATTATGGAGAAGCTACCAGATAGTAATTGATAAACTTAAAAGCCTTGATGAGTTATGAAACCAAAAGAAAAAGCAGAACAACTTGTAAATACATATAAAGTTGCTAACTATCCAAAATTAAATAAGGATGAATGTAAAAAATGTGCTTTAATTGCTGTTGATGAAATTTTATTAGCTTGTGCATTAGAGACAAAAGGTAAATTTGAATATTATTTTGAAGTAAAAAAAGAAATAGAAAAACTATGAAAGAGGAACTAATAAAATACGTTGAACAATTAGAGATTGAACGACAAGAGAACGCTGAGATTTATTCAGAAGAAACGTTAAACAGATTAGACAATTTAATTAAAGAGTATCACAAACTAATATTATCGCTATGAAAACACGAAACATATTTAAGAAAGTAGAACAGGCATTAAACCAACACATAAAGCCTACGACTTTAGAAAACGAGTTCATCCCTAACAACGGAGTAAGACACGGAGACTTGAAAAGATATTGGAATCATTACAACGCAGAATTAGTTAACCGGATATCAGAGATAAGAAGCTATGAAAAGATTTAAGATAACATACAGAGTAAAGCTAAAGACTTGGGAAGAACGATACTTGATAGTAAGTGCTTACACTAAATCAGAAGCTAAAGAGAAATTTGAATTATGGAAAGGATTAATAACAGATATAAACGAGATATAAGATGCCAGATATAGCAATGTGCAAGAATGAAACTTGCAAACTAAAAAAAGAATGTTATCGGTATATGGCAGAGCCATCTAAATATCGTCAAGCATACGCAGATATAAAACCTAATAAAAAAGGAGGATGCGACTACTTTATTAAATACTATTTACAAAAACACTAACATTTGAAAAAACTAATTAGCATTATGAATTACAATATACAATCAATTACAGACACAAAAAACTCATTTCCTAAAAACACGAGGTTCGTCTTTGAGGATTTTTTAATCGCTTGTCCTTTTTCTCTGGACTACCTTAGACAAGTTTCACGCAAACGTGAGGTTATGCAATGGCGACAGTTAGGAATGGTTTGGTTAGCAATAGAAAATATGCATCTAAGCAAAGCAGGAAAGTTCTTTGATAAAGACCATAGCACAGTAATACACGCTTTAAAGGTTGTTAGGTTAGCTAATAACGGATTTGATTATCTTCTAAAGGAAAAGATAGACAAGATTATGAACTGCATTGATTTAAGCGTTCCTTATTCTCACGATTCAAGCGAGAACGAAAAGAACTCTTTGATATACCTGGAAAGATTAATTAAGAAAAAATTAGCTGCTGAAGGTATACTATAAGTTAATAAGTATTATATTTGTAAACAATTCAAAACAGAATAACTATGAAAAAAGAAGAAGTGGTAGACGTTCTACCGAAGACAGAAACGCTTTACACAAAGCTATGGAAAGCCAAACAAGAAATTGGTAAAGTAACTAAGGGTTCAAACAATCCTTTCTTTAAATCAAAATACGCCGATTTAAACGCTTTATTAGAAGCAACTGAACCAATCCTATTAAAACACGGGTTAATCGTCTTACAACCTATTAAAAACGGCTCTGTGTGTACTCAGATAATAGATGCTGATAGTGGAGATATGGTTGAAAGTATTTTAACCCTTCCAATTATAAGCGACCCACAGAAGTTAATTGCTTCTATTACTTACTACAGAAGAGGAACTTTACAGAGTTTATTATCCTTACAGGCTATTGATGACGATGGAAACACGGCACGAGAAGCGGTTAAAGAAACTAAGACCTTTCCACAGGATAGATTTGAAGCAGGACTTTCAAAAGTAGAAAGCGGAGAAATTACATCTAAGCAATTTAAATCTGTTCTTAAATCATATGAATTAACTGAGTTACAATATAAAGCACTTGAATTATTATGAGAATCAGATGCAGCGCAATAGGAAAAATTATGACTTCTCCCCGAACTAAAGGGGAGTTGTTATCTGAAACGGCAAAATCTTACGTTCAGGATTATTTTAAAGAAAAGGAGTTAGGAATCTCTAAGGAGTTTTGGAGTCGATACACGGACAAAGGTTTACAGATGGAAGACGAAGCTATAGAATTTGCTTCTCAAGTTTTAGGATGGGACTTTGTAGTTAAAAACACGGAGCGATTTAATAACGATTGGATAACCGGAGAACCAGATGTAATTACAAAGGACTTACTTGCTGATATTAAATGCTCTTGGGATGGTTCTACATTTCCTTTATTTGATTCTGAATTAAAGAATAAAGATTATTTTTGGCAAATGCAAGGATATATGTGGCTTACAGGATTAGAACAAGCTGAACTGGTTTACTGTTTAATGAATACTCCACACGCAATAGTAGAAGACGAGGTACGTAGAGCGCATTGGAAAGCTAATCTTATTGATGAGGATTTAGATTTACGTGAGGCGGTGCAATCTCAGCATAACTTCGACCACATACCAAACAACTTACGAATTAAACGATTCATAGTAGAAAGAAACGAAGATGCTATTGAGAATATTAAAGAGAAAGTAGAGTTAGCACGAGAGTATTACGGACAATTAAAGAGTATTTTATGAAAGAAGTTGTATGTTTAACCTTATCAGTAATTGGTTTACTGATTTCAGTTTATGTAATAATTAGAGAGTATTTAAGAGGATGAAAGATAGTATAGTAGAATCCGTTGTTACTCAATTTAAAGCACGTTCAAGAGTAGGAATAGATAAATACGGAGTAACACTTGACAGAACAGATTTAAGTACGTTAGAATGGCTAAAACATCTACAAGAAGAATTAATGGATGCAACGCTATATATTGAAAAACTAAAACAAGAATTAAAATGAAACAACTATTTATTATCGCAGCTTTATTTTTAGCTTCGTGCAGCAAAGACAATCCACAACCAAACAAACCTATTAAGGATTGTGATTGTGATAGAGCAATGGAACACACTAAATTCTATATAGTAGGTGATGCTCAAACAGGAAGTTCTGGCTATTATTTTGGTACTTATGTATTAATAAACGATTGCACAGGAGTTCAATATAATGGAAATTGGAATACTAATAATGGGGATTCAGAACCAATTAACGGAGAATGTTATACAAAATAATTAATAACCAATAAATAAAAAGTAAAATGGAGTACAATAACACGAACAAAGTTGTAATTTTTAAAAACAACAAGAAAGAAAAAGAAACTCAACCAGATTATACGGGTACAGTGAACGTAGAAGGTAAAGATTATTCTGTGAGTCTGTGGATTAAAGAAGGTAAGGCAGGAAAGTTTTTTGCGGGTTCAATTCAAGAACCATTTAAAAAGATGGAAAACACTTCTGATAAGATTAGAAACGAAAGTTCTGGACTTCCCTTCTAAAACAAAATACAAATAATTTAGTTATATTTGTACAAGCGTTCATCCGACATTATAAACGCTAAGGTATTATTGAGCCATTTTAATGAACAAGAGGTCGGATGCTTGGGATTTAAAGTGGCTTTTTTTATTTTATTTATTTTATTTTATGAAGTACGTTTTAGATTGTGTAAACGAAAGAAGTTTACAAATTGAAATTGATAGTTATGATACTATCAAAATTGGAATTGCAGATGAGAATGCAGTTAAAATTGTTTTTATTGATGAACGTGGATTATACGAATTAATAGGAGCATTGCATCACATACAAAAACAAATTAAATCCGATAAGTGATGGCAAAGGAATTACCCTATTATAAGCACGAACCTTCGGAATGGTTGGAAGGAGAAATACAAATTTGTTCAGATGAAGCAATTGTATGTTTTATTAATCTATGTTCTGGCTATTGGCTTAAACTTGGATGCATTAGTTATGCATTTGCATTGCAAAAGTATTGCAGACGTAATGCAAACATATTGCAGGAGTTAATTGATGCAGGAATGGTCGATAAAAATCAAGAAGAAATATCAATAAAATTCTTAGATAAACAGTTAAATGAGTTTAATGATATAAGCGGAAAACGTAGCAATGCCGCTAAAAAGAGATGGAGCGATGCAAATGCATTGCAAGTGCATAGCAAAAGCAATGCTATAAGAGAAGAGAAGATAAGAGAAAAGAATATGTTTATAGCACCTACACATCAAGAAGTAGTTGAATATTGTAATGAAAGAAATAATAACGTAGATGTAAATAAATTTATAGACTTTTACGATTCTAAAGGTTGGATGGTAGGCAAGAATAAGATGAAGGATTGGAAAGCCTGTATTCGTACTTGGGAAAAAAGTTCGACAGAACTTCCTAAACAACCTTTGAATATTGACCCATTAGTAGAACGTGCTAAAAAATTACAAGAGCAATATGGTATTAAGTAACGGAAGCGCAAGAAAATACTTGCACGATTATAAAGAAGGAAAAATTGCACAAGGTTTAGGTATTGGATGCAAGTTAGATGAGCATTTAAGATTTAAAGTAGGTCAGTATAATGGAATTCTTGGCGGAGACAATGTGGGAAAAACTTATTTTATGACTTGGTATATGTTAGCTTTAACTACGAACCATAAATTAAAATGGGGTATATGGATGGATGAGAATTCAAAAGGACAAGTATTAAGAGATTTAATACAAATGTATTCTGGCATACCATTTAAAAACTTGTCGCACGAAGAAATTGATTTGTATAATGATTATTTAGAAGATTATTTTTTCTTTATTGACAATCGTCAACAATATAAACCACACGACTTGTTAAAAGAATTTGAATCAATACCTGCGGATGGATATTTTATAGACCCATTTAATCAGTTAGACCACGATATGAATTATGAAAGCAACATTAAATTTATACGTAGCTTAAAAAGATGGTGTAAGATTAATAAAAAGACTGCATATTTATCAATGCATCCTGTGACTGCATCTGGAAGAAAAATAAGTGAATATCCTAAAGGTCACGATTGGGAAGGTCAACCTATGATTCCTAATAAATCAATGGCTGAAGGTGGAAAAATATTTGCTAATATGTGTGACGATTGGATTAATGTACATAGACTTACTAAATTAGAATCAATGCAATATTTTACACTTATTGATATTGATAAAATAAAGGACAAAGATACGGGCGGAACACAAACGATGAGCAATTCTCCGTTAATGTTTTACTATAATCACGGATTAGGATTTACTATTGATGCGGTTAATCCAATAATAAGAGAAGCGCAAGGATTAAAACCTTTAGAACAGAATATTAACTTTGACGATAAACTCCCTTTTTGATATGAATATATTTGATGTAATACACGCTAAGACTTCTTTAGATGCAATTATAGGAAGCATCCGTCTTTCACTAAAAGACTTGAGAGAAAAATACCAACACAAGAAGGATTTGATTAGCAACTTAGAAAAATACGAAGTATGGATGCTTGAGGCACGAGATACTTTTAGTGCTTTAGAAGATGAGAATAAGCAGTTAATGAAACGACTTGCTCAGTATCATTCTGAATATTTGAAGCTGAAACACGAAAATGAAGAACTAAAGAAATTTGTATGAACGAAGAACAGTTATTTAATTATTTAAAAAAGCATTACATATACGACCTATCAAAATGCGAAGACCAATTTTCAAGTTATGATTGTTTTAGTACAACTTATAGATGTGTGATTGAATTAAAATGTAGAACTAAACACTACTATGATTTGATGTTGGAGAAAACAAAGTACGATAGCTTAAAAAAATTAAACTGCAGTGCGCTTTACATTAATTCAACTCCAAAGGGAATCTATATTTTTAACATAAACGATATAAAGCCTAATTGGATAACGGACACTTCAATGCCTAAACAAACAGAATTTTCAAATAATGACAAAATAGAAAAGACATATACGTTAATTTCTGTACATAATTCTATAAAAATATGAAGCCAAAGAAATGCCGTGTATGTAAATCTGAGTTTACGCCTATATACACTACTTCACAGAGCGTTTGTTCTCTTAAATGTGCGGTGGTTAATGCGGAGGTTAAAAAGTCTAAAGCGTGGAATGAACGTAAGAGGATACTAAAAGACGAACTAACTACGGTGCAGGATTTAATGAAGGTAGCACAACAGGTATTTAACAAGTACATTCGTTTAAGAGACGAAGGTAATTTATGTATAAGCTGCGGTAAGATACCAAAGAAAGGTAACGCAGGTCACTTCTATTCAGCAGGTGGACACTTCAACGTGAGGTTCGATGAGCGCAATGTACATCTTCAATGTGAATACTGTAATTCGTTTTTATCTGGCAACCTTTTGCCTTATCGTGAAAATCTTTTAGTTAAGTTAGGATATGAAGAATTCGAGAGTTTAAGCGCTGACGCTATGAAAACACGAAAGTTTACAAGAGAAGAATTAAAAGAGATTATAGAAATTTACAAGCAAAAAATAAAAGATGAATTTTAATAGCGATTTCAGATACGATTTAGAGATAGGACAGATTTACGAAAAGCAATTAAATGATTTATTTGGTAAAAAGATAGAGGTTAAAAGAGATTTTAAATGTTTAGAAACAGGTAATATATTTATAGAATACGAATCAAGAAATAAGAAAAGCGGAATAGCAACTACAGAAGCAGACTATTGGTGTTATTGGTTAAGCGATGAGCATTGTGTTTTTATAAAAACAAGTAGACTAAAGGAAATGTGTAGGATTTACATAGGAACAAACAGAGATGTTTTAGGTGGAGATTCAAACACGAGCAAAGGAATTTTACTTCCAACTATTGATTTATTAAAAAGTTAATTATATTTGAACCATAAAAACAGATAACTATGAAAGCAGCAATTGACAATTTTACAGGATTACAAAAAGAATTTGAGGTAGACATAACTTACCCAAATGGAGAAACGGAACTCTACTCCGTTAAAGTTGAATTTAGATATAAGTACAACTTAGCAACCGATACACCCGAATTTATTTTAGAAGGCATACAAGGCGCAAAATGGAATGAAGTAACAAACGTTTACTTTCCATATACGTTCTCACAGGAAGAATGCGAAGCTATCGAAGTACAGATGGAAGACCAAATCGATTGGGAAGATATCATAGATTATTTAAACAATTGGAATAATAGAGACTGATATGAAAGCAATATTAGAATTTAACCTACCAGAAGATGCGCACGAATACAACCTTATGAACAAGGCGGTAGATATGAGCGTAGTTCTTCACGAGTTCGACCAATATTTAAGAGGGCGATTAAAATACGAAGATAATATAACCGAAGATGCTTATGATGCGTTACAGGATGCACGTGATAAGTTATGGGAAATGGCTAAAGATGGAGGAATAGAACTATGAAAAGTAAAGAACTAAAAATCTATCACGCTACAATGTTTGTTGTGTTTAGCGTAATACTTGTTTTAATCGTTTCTAAGGCACTTTCTTACAAGAGTGATAGCAAAGTATATACAATAGAAAGAACCACGCTTAAAACGTCTTATATTAAAGCGGAAGATTTAGATAAAGAAAACCTATCTTTGCAAAAAAGAAATTATTTAGAGCAATTATGGAACGAGAAATGATATTTATATACCTTTTGATTCAAGCATTTTTTATGTTAGGACTAAGTACGTTAGCATTTAAGATGGAATACTTTAATTTAGCACTTATATTTTTAGCTATTGGTGCTTTAAATTTATTAGCTTTGAGCATCTTTATATATGATTTATGGTTAGGAAGATAGAGAAAGACGTAATGCACAGAAGGTATCGTATGAAAAGACGGACTTGTGATTGGTTCTTAAATTATATGTACGATGGAATGGCTTTTATAAGGCTAAATCCTGAAGAATGAAACGCATTTATAAGGTTATAGATTTAATTTGGGTGTATGTTATTAGCCGAGTGTATAGAAGTGAAGACAACTAAGAACAGTTCTGATTGGTTAGCATCGGTAGCAAAGCACCATAAATACTTTATAAGTGTGGTTAAAGGCTTTGGCGAAGATAAATATGCTGAAGATATTGTACAGGAGATGTATTTAAGAATCTATAAATACACAAACCCAGAGAAAATAATAAAAGACGGAGAAGTAAATCAAGGCTTTATATGGTTTGTTTTAAGAAATATCTATGTAGATTATTGTAAGCAGAAAGGAAAGATAGAGAAGGTTACTATGAATGATGCCTTTGATATCAAGGACGAAGAAGCTACAGGAATAGAAAAAGCTAAAAACGATATTGAACTTAAAATTTATTTAGAGATAGATTCTTGGCATTGGTACGATACGATGCTATTTAAGTTATATAAAGAAAACAACCATTCTATGCGTCAACTTTCTGCGTTAACTAAAATATCTGTTACATCTATATTTCACACTATAAAGCATTGTAAGCAACGATTAATAGATAACGTAGGTGAAGACTATGAAGATTATTTAAATGGCGATTATGAGCGAATCTGAAAATACATATCATAGCCTAAGTGAGATTAGAAATAATTATGCTGAACTAATTTCTAAATATTATGAGTTGGTACAGAAACACGAAAAACTAAAAGTAGAATTTGAACAGTTGAAAGAAAGGTATATGAACTTAATAGACAATAAATGAAAACAATAAAAGCATATTTAGAAAATCAAAAGGAGTTAGCGTATGTAGCATTTGCTCAAAGTATGCAAGGCGAAAACGTTAACCTATTGAATGCAAAACACTATTTAGAAAGAATAGTACACTTAGAATTATTAATGAAAGAGTTAGGAAATGGAAAAGAAAAGAAGGGGTAGAAAGCCCAGATTGAAAATTGAAGACGTTAAAGAGTTTGCAGACGGACAATTGCAAGGAATTAAATTACCTGAGGTAGTTAATGAAGTTGTAGAAATAGTAAAAGACGAAGCGACAGAATTAGTAAACGACATTAAAGAAGATGTTGCTGAAGGTTTAGGAGATACGTTAGAGAAGGTTTTTGAGAAAACAGGTATCAAGAAGTTAGTAAAGTTTATAGCTGGAGAGGACTGCGGATGCGATGAGCGTAAGAAGAAACTAAACGAGTTGTTTCCTTACAGAAAGGCGAACTGCTTATTAGAAGAAGAGTATGTAATACTTGACGAGTTTTTAACCAATGGTAACGGACAAATTAAACCATCTTCTCAAAAGGATTTATTAGCTATTTACAACCGAGTATTTAACGTTAAGAGAGAACCTACAAGCTGCTCAAGTTGTTGGAGAGATATTATTAATCAGTTGAAGAAAGTATACAACCAATATAAAGACGAACAAGATGCCAATTCCTAAACCTAACGCCTCAGAAACAGAAAAGGAATTCATACAGAGATGTATGAGTGATAACGATATGATTTCAGAGTATACAGATATAGACCAAAGATTTGCGGTTTGTATAGGTTCTTACGAGGAATTACAGAAAGATGGAGACTCTGAACAGTAGCTACTACTTAGTAATAATAAACCCAGAACTCCATAGGAAAGTATGGAATAGTTTAAAGCTAACTTTAGCAATAGCCGAAGCAGGATATGTACTATTCTACGATAAGGAGATAAATCGTATCCATATGGAAGAAGTAAGCTATGAAGAGTATTTAGGATATAATTATTCATTGAACTAATAAGTGCAGTTAAATACACTTTTAGAAAGTAAATGAATAGAATAAGAGTAAAAGGAAACAAAAAGAGCAATATAAAGCACTATGAAATTTGTAAAAAATACAAAATATTATACAGGAACTGTTTACGAATGGAATTTACCAACAGGTCACACGTGTCCTTTTGCGTTAGAATGTTTAGTAAAGGTTAATAGAGAAACAGGAAAATTTGATAATAAATCAAATGCTTATAAATGTTATGCTGCAAGTCCAGAAAGATTCCCTGCGGTTAGAAATCATCGTTGGAATAATTATGAATATGTATTATTGAAACAAAAACCAATTTTACCAAAAGATTGCAAAGCGGTTAGGATTCACGCAAGCGGTGATTTTTTTAATCAGGAATATTTTGATATGTGGTTAGAAGTAGCAAAAGAAAATCCAAATATTGAATTCTGGGCGTATACAAAATCTTTAAAATATTGGGTAAATAGAATTAATGATATACCTGATAATTTAGTATTGACTGCAAGTTATGGCGGAAGAAATGACGAATTAATTAAACAATACAATTTAAAGCATTCAATAGTTATAAGAGAACAAAAAGATGATATGCCTATTGATTATAATGATGACTATGCAAGAAAACCAAATGTAAATTTTTATTTATTAGATAATTTTAAAAAATGAAAGTAGATAAAGTAAAAATAAGCGAGGTAAAGACGAACCCAAAGAATCCACGTTTAATTAAAGACGATAAGTTTAAGAAGCTGGTTAAGTCTATACAGGACTTCCCACAGATGTTAGAACTGCGCCCAATAGTAGTAGATGAGAATAATATTGTACTCGGTGGAAATATGCGTTTAAAAGCGTGTAAAGAAGCAGGGTTAAAAGAAGTGTTTATTGTTAGAGCAGAAAACCTAACAGAAGAACAAAAAGACGAATTCATTGTAAAAGACAATGTAGGCTTTGGAGAGTGGGATTGGGATATTTTAGCGAATGAATGGGATGCTGAAAAATTAGATGAATGGGGTTTAGACGTTCCTATTTTTAAAGATGGAATGGATGATGAGTTAAAAGATTTGTCAAGTAAGATAGATAATCTTTACAGAATTGAAATAGTTTGTAGAGACGAAGAACATCAAGAAAATAGTTATAATAAATTAATTGAGGAGGGTTACGAATGCCGACTTTTGACATTATAAAAGAATCCAAGCCAAGCAAAACGTTTAGAGTTGCTTCGGTTATAGGTAAATTTGATTTACAATCTGAAAACATTGTAGAACATTTTAAAGGAGATATTGAACTAGCGAAAGAATGGCAAGTAGGTTTAATCGTAGGTAAAAGCGGAACAGGAAAAACTACAATAGCAAAGCAGCTATTTGAAAATGCTTATATAACATCTTACGAATACACAAAAGAAACTGTATTAGATGATATGCCTAAAGAATGTAGCGTAGAACAAATAACGTCTGCATTTAATTCAGTAGGCTTTAGCAGTCCACCAAGTTGGTTAAAACCATATTCAGTTTTAAGTAATGGACAAAAGATGCGAGTTGACTTAGCACGTGCAATATTAGAAGAACAAAAGTTTTTTGTATTTGATGAGTTTACAAGCGTTGTAGATAGAAACGTAGCACAGATAGGTTCGTTTGCTATGCAGAAAGCAATTAGAAAGACGGACAAACAATTTATTGCAGTTACTTGTCATTTTGACGTACAAGATTGGTTATTGCCTGACTGGGTATTTAATACAGATACAATGACCTTTCAAAGTTTTGAAGGGCAAAAAAAAAATAGACCAGAAATTAAATTTGAAATATTCAACACAACAGATAAAAGCATTTGGAAGATGTTTGCTAAGCACCACTATTTAAGTCACTCACATAATAACGCTGCAAATGTATTTATAGCAACAGTAAATGATGAAATAGCAGGATTTATAAGCGTACTACCTCAACCGGGAAAGATAGCAAAAAATAGGCGTGTTCATCGTTTAGTTATGTTGCCAGATTACCAAGGAGCAGGAATAGGTATAAGACTATTAGAAGAGGTTGGTTTAGAATATAAAAAAAACGAATATAGATTTACAATTAACACAAGTGCACAAAGTTTAATTTATGCTTTAAAGAAATCTCATAAATGGAACTGTCATCATTTTGGAAGATTAGATAGATGTGGCAATAGTATGGGAGGAGCAGGAAAAAGCAATAAAATGAGCGCATCATTTGAATTAAAATAATTAGAAATTAATTAGAGAAATGGCAAACGAAGAAAACTTAATACCTGCTCAATTAGGAGAGGTTAGAAACCCAAACGGAAGACCCAAAGGAAGTAAGAACAGAAGCACAATAGCACGACAATGGCTTGAAGTAAATCAGTCGCTAAAGAATCCGTTAACAGGCGAACAGGAAACTATGAGCCAAGAAGACTTAATGACATTAGCTTTAATTAAGAAAGCACGTGAAGGAGATGTAAACGCATACAAGGCTTTAATGGATAGTGGTTACGGCGCACCTGTTCAGCAGATAGAACAACACAATGTAGAAATACCTTTATTCCCAGATGTTTCAGAGGACAACGGCAACGAATAAAGTTTTGGCGTTAAAGAAACGTACTAAAATAATTCAAGGCGGCACGTCGGCTTCGAAAACGTACTCTATTTTAGCGGTGCTTATTGATAAGGCATTGAAGAAAAACACGGAGATAAGCGTAGTAGCTGAAACAATACCACATTTAAGAAGGGGAGCGTTAAAAGACTTCTTAAAGATAATGAGGTGGACTAATAGATATGTAGATGCAAACTTCAATAAATCACTTCTAAGATACGAATTCGCTAACGGAAGCGTAATAGAGTTCTTTAGTGCTGACGATGCGAGTAAGCTACGTGGTGCAAGAAGGGACATATTATATATCAATGAGTGCAATAACGTCACTTTTGAATCATATAACGAGTTAGCTATCCGGACAAAGAAAGAAGTTTACTTAGACTTTAACCCTGCCAATGAGTTTTGGGTGCATACGGAACTAAAAGACGAACCAGATTCTGATTTTATAATCCTTACCTACTTAGATAACGAAGCCTTAGACCAATCCATAATAGACCAAATAGAAAAGAACAAGGAGAAAGCAAAGACTTCTGATTATTGGCGTAATTGGTGGAACGTTTACGGACTTGGTTTAGTAGGTAGCTTAGAAGGTGTCGTGTTTAATAATTGGAAAATAATTGACACGATACCAAATGATGCGAGATTAATAGGTATAGGATTAGACTTTGGTTATAGCGTAGACCCTACTGCAATAGTAGAAGTATATCTATACAACGGGCAAAGAATAGTAAACGAAAAAGTTTACCGGACAGGAATGCTTAACTCTGACATCGCAAAGGAACTACCTAAACACGTAGTAGTATATGCGGATTCTGCTGAACCTAAATCTATAGAAGAAATAAGAAGGCAAGGAATAACGATTAAAGGCGTTACGAAGGGCAAGGATTCAATTAACTACGGAATAGATGTAATGCAACGTCAGGACTATTTAGTAACGGCTAATAGCACGAATCTAATCAAAGAACTTAGAAGCTATTGTTGGGACACGGATAAAACAGGAGTGAGATTAAACAAACCCGCAGGAGGGAACGACCACATTATAGATGCGTTAAGGTATCACGAAATGGAAACTTTAGGACTAAACACAAGCTATGGAACATACGCCATCCGTTGAGGAAATGTGCGCAGTAGTAGAAGCGTATATATATGAAAGAAAAGGGAAGAAGGTACGTATTTTATTAAACAACCTTATGAGTGTGCGAAAGCATATAATTATGCTTAACGAGGCTTATTCGTATGTAATTGCATATAACAATAAAGAAAAATAAAAGTTAGAATAATATGAAGTTAGAACTGCTTATACCAACATCATTAAGTGAGATACCATTAAAGCACTACCAAGAGTTTAGAAAGGTAGCTGAAAACTCAAATGATGAGGAGTTCATCTCTGAAAAGATGATAGAATTATTCTGTGGGATTGAACTAAAAGACGTAATTAAAATCAAGGCATCCGATATTAGCGATATGGTGCAGCATTTTAATCAGTTGTTCTCTGGGAAGCAAAACTTTCAGCATCGGTTTAAGATTGGAGATTTAGAATTCGGGTTCGTTACTGATTTAGAAAATATCAGTTGGGGAGAATACATAGACATCGAAAGAAACCTTACAAGTTGGGACACGATGCATAAAGCAATGGCTGCTATGTACAGACCTATAACGAAGCGTAAAGGAGAAAAATACGAAATAGAAGAGTACAACGGAACTGCAACCTATGCAGAGGTAATGAAGTACGCACCTTTAAACGTGGTGTTTGGTGCTTCGGTTTTTTTTTGGACTTTAGGAAGCGAATTGTTGACGGCTTTGATGGACTATTTGGAGAAGGAGATAAAGGGGATGGACTTAACGACTATTCAGAACAAACTCAATTTGGAAAGCAATGGGGTTGGTATCAAAGCATATATGCACTCGCTAAAGGAGACGTTACAAGATTTGACGCAGTTACCAGAGAACCATTGGTTAAGTGTTTAACCTTACTCACTTTTGAGAAGCAGAAGACAGAAATAGAAATTAGACAGATTAAAAAACAACAAAATAAATGGTAGGATTCTACACGATTATAGGCAAGCTAAAGACGGAGTTAAATAGTTCTCCGTTTGTTAATTCAGTTACAGAAGGAAGCATCTTCAATGTTGACTTAGCTAAACAAACTATATTTCCTTTATCGCATATTATGGTTAACTCAGCATCGTTTGAGGAAAACGTAATGAGGTTTAACGTAAGCATCATTGCAATGGATATAGTTGACATATCAAAAGACGAAACTTCGGATGTATTTGTAGGCAACGATAACGAGCAAGATGTATTGAATACTCAGTTAGCGGTTCTTCAACGAGTGTATGAAGTAATGAGACGAGGCACGTTATACACGGAGTTATTTCAAGTAGACGGAAGTCCTAATTGTGAACCATTTACAGAACGCTTTGAAAATCTTTTAGCAGGATGGACAATGACATTTGATGTGTTAGTTCCTAACGAAATGAGCATTTGCGATAATTCACCTACGGTATCTGTTTATAGCCAAGTGGTTAATTTTGACCCTGCGAATCCTGTAAGACCAAGGTATAACTCAATTCAATATTTATGTGATGGTGATTTTTTAGCTGCATCGTATGGAACGAATGAAGAGAATTTAACAGATTTAATAGCGATGTTTAATAGTGTGCCACCTGTACAAGAACAAGCTACGTTTTTAGACTACGGAATCTGTTATGACAACGGAGACGGAAGAGTAAGAATGGAAATGACACAAGCAGCATATAACGCACTTGGTTGTGATGGAACTTTAACGCTTAACGTTATCTACGATTAATGCAGAAAGACGAAGTACAAAAGGCTTTAGATAGGTTTAAAGACCATATAATAGCACAAGCTAAACGTAACCTTACCAATAAGGATAAGAACGTTAGTAAGAAGCTATACAACTCTATCGAAGGAGAAGTAAAAGTATTCCCTAATTCCATCGGTATGTACTTTAGTATGGAAGAATACGGAGCGTATCAAGACTTAGGGATTAAAGGAAAGAATAGCGCAAGTAAAGCGCCACAATCTCCGTACAGATTCGGAAGCGGTACAGGTAAAAAAGGTGGACTAACGGCAGCTATGGAGAAATGGGTTACACAAAGACGAATCCAATTTAAAGATAGAAATAGCGGTAAGTTTATGAGTTACAAATCTACTGCGTGGTTAATGACCAGAAGTATATACTCTAAAGGAATTAAACCGAGTTTATTTTTCACTAAGCCATTTGAAGCAGCATACAAAAACCTACCAAACGAGTTAATAGATAAATACGGACTCGAAGCGAGTAAACTATTTAACGACATAATAAAACAACCTAAGTAATGGCTGAAAACAGAATATTTGCACGTTCTCCATTTATTGTGAGAATAGCAGAAGCAGGACAAATAGAAACACAAGTAAAATTATATATTTGGAATGGCACAGGTTCAGCACCTGCAACTCCAACTTATACTTTGAGCAAGTTAATTCCTGCACCTACAGATATTGAAACGTTATACAATATTTCTCCGTATATCAAAGAGTTTATTTCGCACCAATCGTTTCAGAATAACTATAGCAATTTAAACCAATTTTTATTTGCTGATGATTATTGTAATGTAAAGATAGATACGTTCAAAAAAATAACCTCATCATTTGTGCTTGTTAGTTCCACAACTTACAAAGCGTTTGATGGCTACGGAACTTATACCGAAGGAATGAATCCTGATTTAGGGAACGTTCTTTTAGACGAAGGTACTTATTACTATGAGTACGATTCTACGGTAGATTTATTATATGCGCCACTAAAAAGAGCAGGAGCAGTAACGATAAATATAGAGAGTGGGCACAAGGTAAAATACACCGAACTAAACACGGGAAATATATTTACAAATACTTCTATCACTGTAGGTATGCGTAATGCTTATAGAGTATATCCTAACTACTACGACAACGGGAATTTAATGCAAGTTTTAGACTCGTCAGACAACGTATTGTGGGAAGCTACATTTAGACCTATTGTAGAATGTAAGTATACACCTGTAGTAATTGACTTTATCAATAAGTATGGTGGATGGCAACGTGAGTTTTTCTTTAAGGCATCTAAAAACACGGTATCTACAACGAACACTACTTACAACTTAATGCAGGATAATTTACAGAACTACGATATCTTAGAAGGGCAACGTAAGATATTTAACTCTGTGATGTTAGAAACTATACAGGTTAATAGTGATTGGAGAGATGACGACTACTCAGAAGTGATTAGGCAGTTAATGATGAGTGAAAGAATCTTATTAAATAATTCTCCTGTTAAGATAAACACAAATTCTATGGAGATGTTTAAGCAGATAAACACGAAAATGATAAACTATCAATTAGACTTTGAATACGCTTACGATATAAACAATACTGTTGTGTAATGAGAAAGGTACAAGTATACATAGAGAATCAAAAATTAGAGTTATTCAACGATGAGCAAATTCAAATTACAAGTTCAGTCCAAAATGTGCAAGATATTGCTAAAGTATTCACTGATTTCTCACAATCTTTTACCGTACCTGCCTCTCCTATAAATAATCAAATCTTTCAACACTTCTACCAAACAGATGTAGATTCTACGTTAGACTACCAATTAAGAAGAGATGCTAAGATAGAAATAGACTTAGTTTTATTTCGCACAGGTAAGATTCAGTTAGAAAAGGCAAACTTAAAGAAGGGTATGGCAGAAAGCTATACGATAACTTTCTACGGAGATGTTAGAACGCTACAGGATTATTTTGGAGATGACAAATTAGCGGTATTAGATTACACGCCTTACACACACGAATACTCTGGTGCAGAAATTCAAGCACGAATCACTGACACTACAGATTATGATGTTAGATATCCTTTGATTACTTCTGAGCGTGTATGGACTTACGGAGATGCAGCAAGTACAGATATAAGTGTTACAGGAACACGAATGAACTATTATGAGTTATTTCCTGCGCTAAAAATCAGAAGAGTATTTGATGCTATAGAATCTCAATATGGAATAGATTTTCAAGGAGCGTTTTTAACAGATGAAAGATTTGATAACGCATTTTTATATTTAAAGAATAGCGAGACATTTGGTTTTCAAACTGAGCCACAAAGAATAAATTTTACTTCTTATAGTGGTTTTGATACTACAGGGTTTGTAGCAAGAGACTGCTTTAATACCGTAGAAGATACCTTACTGATAGTTTACGATGACGAGGATTTAAATCCTGCGGTAGGAACTCATAATATTAATTTAGTTTGTTCATCTGTTTCTAACCCAAGTGCAACATATTATATTGACGTATATAATAACGGAGTTTTAGAAACTACTTTACAAGCACAAGGTACAGGAAATATTGACACGTTAACTTATAGCAATGATGTAGGATTAAACAATGTATTCTACTTTGTAGTAAGAGCAAATGCAGCTATAAATATTGATATAGATATTTATTACAATCAATATCGTACTGAGTGGTATGATAGTGGAGGTGGAGTTTTTGTACAGATTTACACACTACTTATATTTAACGCTACGACTTCAACACTTGCTTTAGTAGCTGATTTGGATATAGGAAATAACATTCCTGATTTAACCGTGTCGGATTTTGTTAAAGGAGTGCTTAAAGAATTTAATTTAACTATAGCACCTTTAAGCCCTACATCTTTTGAATTAATGCCGTTAGAAGATTGGTATGCAAAAGGAAGAATTGTAGATATTACACCACATACTGATATTGATAGCATCGATATTCAAAGAGTCCCATTATATAAAAAGATTTCATTTAAATACCAAAAGTCGGAATCATTTATTAATACAGGATTTGCAGATACGTTTGGAAGAGAGTACGGAGACTTAGAGCAAACTTTTGATTATGATGGTAGTGATTATGTAGTAGAATCTCCATTTGAAAATTTATTACATTCTAAATTCACAGGAACTAATTTACAAGCAGGATATATAATAAACAGAAACTTTGGAAAGTACATTCCTAAACCTATATTATTATATATGGCTGAACAAACTGCGTGTAGTTTTAAATTTAATAATGCAACTACCGTAGACACGATTACAGACTATATGCCATTCGGACAAGACACGTTTGCGAATGGGCAGTATTTAAGTTTAAACTTTGGACCAGAAATAAGTTCTTTACGTGAGATAGTAATTAACAACCACATATTTGCTACATACTACTCAAACTACATTAACAACCTTTATGTAAGAAAAAATAGATTAGTTTATGTAAAGTGCTATTTACCTTTAGCGTTATTAACATCTATTCGTTTGAATGATAGAGTAATAATCAGAGATAAACGCTACGTAATAAACGAGATGAAATCTAACCTAACTACAGGTGAAGTTAATTTAGTTTTACTGCTTGATTTTAGAAGGATTAAACGCAGAAGACCGAAGTGGACTATTCCAACGGGGGGACTAACTTTAAAAAGTCCTGTGATTATGCCTAACGGAGCGACTGAGTTTAATATTGATGAGGGTGCTACAGGAATAGTAGCAACTCCAGATAGAGCATTTGTAGATTCAAACATTCAATTTGCGATTCCCGCAAATCCCGATAGTGGATATTTCTTAATGACAGAAGACGGAGACAACTTAGACACGGAAGACTATAATAATTTAAGAAGTGAAGAAGGAACACCACAAATATTAAACATAGAAATTACATACGATTTCCCTGATGGAAGTACAGAAACACAAGATTATCCATTTGTAATATCAGATTTATGATAAAGAACATTTTAGAACTGCTCAAAATAGACGATTTCTACGGAAAGACGGAATTTATAGACATCGCTAAAGGAAAGTATAAGATACCTACAAGCGTAAGAGAAGCATACAAACAAGGTAAAAGAGAGTTAAAGAGTAAAAGACGTAAGTAATGGCAGAAAAGAAAGTAATAGAACTTGAGGTAAAAAGCGATTCGTTAGGTTCGTTAAAATCTCAGTTACGAGCAGCGCAGAATGAAGTTAATGAACTTGCTGCAAAGTTTGGTGCAACGTCACAGGAAGCTATTGGTGCTGCTAAACGTGCTGCGGAATTAAAGGATGCTATTGGGGATGCTAAAGCGTTAACGGATTCATTTAACCCAGATGGAAAATTCAATGCCTTATCTGCTTCTATCGGTGGTGCGTTAAATGGGTTTCAAGCGTTTGAAGGTGCGTTAGGTTTAGTAGGTGTAGAATCGGAAGATTTACAGAAGACTTTACTCAAGGTACAAAGTGCTATGGCTTTGTCACAGGGTGTTCAAGGATTGTTAGAAGCGAAGGATAGCTTTAAACAATTAGGAGCGGTAGCAGCAGATGCGTTAAAAGGAATACGTACAGGAATAGCAGCGACAGGTATCGGTTTGTTAGTTGTGGCGGTAGGTACTTTAGTTGCTTATTGGGATGACATTAAAACTGCTATTAGTGGAGTGAGTTCTGAGCAGGAAGCGTTAAATGCTAAATCACAGAAAGACGTAGACCTACAGAAGGAGAAGTTAGAAAGTTTAGATTCTCAGGATAACATATTAAAGCTACAAGGCTTAACTGAGAAGCAAATCTTACAACTCAAGATTAAGCAAACAGATGAGGCTATAAAAGCCTATGAGATATCTATTAAGAATCAAGAACAAACGTTAAAGGCACAGATACAAGCTGAACAACGAAACAAAGAGATACTTAAAGGAATACTTCAATTCATATTAGCACCTATAAATCTACTCTTAAAAACCGTAGACGAAATAGGCGCATTCTTGGGTAAAGATTGGAACTTGCAAGACCAAGTAATGGATTGGACTGCTTCATTAATCTTCGACCCTAAAGAAGTAGAAGAAGAAGGAATGAAAGCTATTGCAGAATCTAAAAAGGCTTTAGCAGAATTAAAGAACCAACAGGCAGGATTTAAATTAGAAATACAAGCTATTGACAAAGCTGCTGCGGATGCACGTAGACAAGCACAAAAGGAAGCAGATGCTAAACGTATAGCAGACGAAAAGGAGAAGAATGATAAGTTAAAAGAACTTGCCGAAGAGAAAGCTAAATTTGATTTAGAGCAAATCGAATTAGATGAGATAAGACAAGAACAAGCATACCAAAGAAAGTTAGATGCAGCCGCTAAAGCAGCAGAGGAAGAGAAAGCTATGGAAGATGCTTTAAGAGCAGAACGATTAGCAGCAGAAGAATCGGATGAAAAAAGACAAGAAGAAGCGTGGGCAAGAGAGCAGGAAGGTATAGCTAAACTACAAGAACTAAAATACGCAGCGGTTCTACAGGGTTTAACTTTAATATCTGACTTATCTGAAGTATTTGCTAAGAAAGGAGAAAAACAAGCTAAGAAAGCATTTGAGATACAAAAGGCAGCGAGTATAGCAGCCGCAGTAATTACAACTTATCAGAGTGCGGTTAGTGCGTATCAATCTCAGTTCCTACCATTGCCTGACCCTACATCGCCAATTAGAGGTGCTATCGCAGCAGGTATAGCGGTTGCGGCAGGATTAGGAAATGTAGCTAAAATTGCTTCTCAAAAGTTTGAAGGTGGCGGTTCAATTAGTGCTTCAGCTGCACCAAGTGGTGGCGGCGGTGGCGGTGGTGGTGTCATTACTCCTAACTTTAATATAGTAGGAAATGCACAATCAACTAATCCTTTGGCAGGTTTAGGTAGCCAACCATTACAGGCTTATGTAGTAAGTGGAGATGTTACGACTGCTCAGTCTTTAGACAGGAACAGAATTAATTACGCAACGTTTGGTTAAATTATAAGTTATTAGGATATGAATAAGATTATAGAATTAGTAATTGATGAGAACGATGAGACAAGCGGAATAGATGCCGTATCTGTAGTTCATTCTCCAGCTATTGAAGAAAACTTTATAGCACTTAAAAAACACGAAGTAGAACTTAAAGAAATAGATGCAGAAAAGCGTATTTTAATGGGTGCTGCTTTAGTCCCTAATAAACATATCTACAGACGCAATGAGAAGGATGAGGAATACTACATTTACTTTTCAGAGAAGACAGTAAGAAAAGCAAGTGAATTATTCTTAATGCGTTCTAATCAGAATAACGCTACCTACGAACACAAGGATAAATTAGAAGGTTTAAGCGTAGTAGAAAGTTGGATTATTGACGATGAGAAATCTGATAAATCCCGACTATATGGATTTGATTTACCTAAAGGAACTTGGATGATTTCTATGAAGGTAAATAACGATGATGTTTGGAAAGACGTAAAAGAAGGTAAAGTTAAAGGATTCTCTATCGAAGGTTATTTTGCGGATAAATACGAGATGAGCTTAAAAGAGGAATCAAATGAGCTACAACTTGAAGCTGAATTAATCGAGAAGTTGAAAGCACTTATACTAAAAGCTGAATCATATACTTTAGAAAGCTACACAGACTACCCAGAAGCAGCTAAAGAAAACGCTAAAATAGCTTTGAGATACGCAGAAGAAAATGGATGGGGAGATTGCGGAACTCCGGTAGGCAAAGCACGAGCAAATCAGTTAGCAAATGGAGAAGCTATAAGCGAAGAAACTATTGCAAGAATGGCATCATTTGAAAGACAACGACAAAACTCTGACAAGGAGTTAGGAGATGGATGCGGTAGATTAATGTGGTTAGCTTGGGGTGGTGATGAAGGAGTAGAGTGGGCGCAACGTAAACTTGAACAAATCAGAAATAAATAAGAATGGAAATTCCTTATTTCATACGATATAAAGATTTCACTACTATTCAAAACACGGACTGCGTTTATTTAGATGACGTAAACTCAAGTGTAATAAAGCGTGTAAACGTAGTAGACTTTGCAGAAGAATTAGCACCTATTATAGAGCCTTACCTAACTAAAGATAGAGGTTCATTTTACGACACTACCACACAAACTGTTGCAACCAATGGTATTGCAGCTATGAAGTTTAATTCTGTAGATACAGATGCTACAAGTGGGGTAAGTGTAGAGGAAGACCCGAGCAACAGAAAGAATAAAATCACGGTAAGTAAAACAGGTGTTTATAATGTAATGTTCTCTGCTCAGGTATTTAGAGAGTCGGGTGGTACAAGTAAACAAGTTGTAATATGGTTGCGTAAAAACGGGGTTGATGTACCTGCTTCTGCAACTCACATAGCAGTACAAGCTAACGCAAGATATTTAGTTGCTGCGTGGAACTTTTTTATTCAACTGGATGCAGGAGAATATTGCCAAATAATGTGGTCACAAGATAATGACATTACATTGCAATACGAAGCACCTAATACGACTATACCTTACCCAAGTGTACCGAGTATAATTTTAACCGTAAACGAAGTGTAGTGACTCATATATTAGTCATTAAGCACTAAAAACACGGATAATGTATAATATATTAATCAAAAACAAATAAGATGGCAAAACAAAAAACAGTAAGTAAGACAAGTCCTAAAGGCGGTAAGCGTGGATGCTTATGTAACGATGGCACGTATAAAGCAGAATGTTGTACAGGAGAGTTACAAAATCAAGGTATTGGAAGCACGGTAAACCAATCTAATAGCAATGTAACAAACACGAATCAAACGAGAGTAATTACAAGTGTTAACGGATAAAAATACAACAGAATAAAAACACGAAAGTTATTAAGGTATAAATGTTAAATATGAAAAAGAACGTAATAAACCAAATTAAAGAACTTCTCGGAATGGAAGTTAAATTAGCTACTATGAAGTTATCAGATGGCGTGACTATTTTGGAAGCTGAAATGTTTGAAGCAGGAGCAGAAGTGTTCGTAGTTGCTGAAGACCAAAAAATTGCTTTGCCTGTAGGTGAGTATGAGTTGGAAGATGGTAAAATCTTAGTTGTATCTGAAGAAGGTATTATCGCTGAAATTAAAGAAATGGAAGCAGAAGAAGAGATGCCAATGGAAGAACCAGAAGTTGAAGTAGAGGTTGAAGCAGAAGCTGAAGCACCAAGAGACATTAAGAAAACGGTTGAATCAATTGTTAAAGAAACGTTCTTCTCTGAGATGGAAGCATTGAAACTTGAGAACGAAGAGTTGAAAGCTAAATTGGAAATGTTTTCAAAAGTTGAGCCTACTACAGAAGTTGCTACTGAAGAAGCTACTGAAGAGACAAAGGTTGAACTTGAGGAAGTAACTCCTATTGTATTTAATCCGGAGAACGTAAATAAAGTAGAAGCGTTTAAAATCGCTCCTAAAAGACCACGTTCAACTATGGATTCTATCCTTGAAAAATTAAATAAATAAATTATAAACTAATAAATTAAAAGAAAATGCCTACAAGTGTTTCAATTACTACTACTTACGCTGGAGAGTTCGCAGGTAAGTACATTGCAGCAGCGCTTTTGTCTGCTCCAACTTTAGAACAAGGTGGTTTAACTATCCACCCAAATGTTAAGTACAAACAAGTTATCCAAAAAGTTGCTACTGACGGAATCGTTAAAGATGCTACTTGTGACTTCGATGCTACTTCTACAGTAACGCTTACTGAGAAAGTTCTTCAACCAGAAGAATTCCAAGTAAACCTACAATTGTGTAAGAAAACTTTTCATTCAACGTGGCAGGCTGCTGAGATGGGTTACGGAGCATTCGATGTTCTTCCTAAATCTTTCGCTGATTTCCTTATCGCTCACGTAGCTGAAAAAGTTGCTTCTCATATTGAAGGTACTATTTGGGAAGGTAACAACGCATCAGCAGGTGAGTTCTCAGGTATTATGCGTCAGTTGACTACAGATGCTGAATTGCCTTCTGCACAAGAAGTAGCAGCAGTTGGTGGTGGTGTTAACGCAGGTAACGTTATTGCTCAATTGGGTGCTATCGTTGACGCTTGTCCTGCTCGTCTTTATGGACAACCAGACCTTAAATTGTATCTTTCTTCTAACATCGTTCGTGCTTATATCCGTGCTTTGGGTGGATTTGGTGCATCAGGTTTAGGCGCTAATGGTACTAACAATCAAGGTACACAATGGTACACTAACGGAAGTCTTTCTTTCGATGGTATTCCGATTTTCCTTGCTAACGGAATGGATAACAACAAAGGTCTTTTGGCACAAACAACTAACTTGCATTTTGCGACAGGTTTGATGAGCGATTTGAATTCTGTGAAAGTCCTAGATTTATCAGAAGTTGACGGAAGTGAAAATGTACGTGTAGTTATGCGTTTCACTGCAGATGCTAAATACGGATTTGCAGGTGACTTGGTAACTTACGGAGTAACTAACTCTGCTAACTAATCTTAACCAATAAAATAACGAGGGTGGTGGAATATCTGCCACCCTTTTTTTGTAACACTTAAATAATTAAACAATGAGTTGTGATATTGCAAACGGAAGATTAGAAGCGTGTAAGGATTCAGTTGCTGGACTTGATGCTATCTATATCATAAACTACGGAGACTATAACTCCGATTCTGACATCACTTATGATGGAACTTACGAAGATTTAATTAATGCAGTTAATGGAGTTTCTAACCTTTATAAATACGAATTGAAAGGTGCTAACTCTTTTGACCAAGCTATAACATCTTCAAGAGATAATGGAACTACTTACTTTGAGCAAACGTTAAACGTTACGCTTAAAAAGCAAGATGTTCAAACACACAAGACTATTAAACTTTTAGCTTACGGACGTCCTCACA